GGGAAGATCTTTCGGATGTGATCTGAGATATTTGGATCGTAACCGGGTGAACTGCTGGAACATCTTACCAGGTAAGGCTGGAGACAATCAGCATCCAAGACTGCGAAAGTGCAAATAGTAGCAGTAAGGTTCAACGACTAGAGAGTGAGCAGCACAAGCGATAACCTCTCCACGAGCGCCCGGCACCTTAAATGGTGATGATATAGTCTGAGCTTATGAGAAATCATAAGAAGTAGTAATTAAAAAAGCTACGATAACAATACTGATAATATATCCCCGGAAGAAACTCCTTTTGTCACTATGGCAGGAAAGAGGAGTGTGAGTAATGTTTTATTTGAGCATCAGACGGAAAGTTTGCCAGCAATAGTTACCACCGCACGTGTGGAAGGTGATACGATTGCTGCTGCTGCTGCGAACAATACAGTTCGTAATAGTAACCAATGTCAGATCCTCTACAGAAGTGCCGCAGTTACTGGTACTCAAGCGGCTATTAATCGTGCAGGAGTTGCCGATGCAATGGCCCATCAATTAAGTATCATGTCACGTGCATTAAAACGTGATGTGGAAAAGCTGATGCTAGGTAACAGTATAGTAAATACTGGTGCCGATGCAACTGCAAGAACAACTGCTGGAATATTAGCTAAATTATCAACTAATATTTCAAAAGGTGGTTCAGGAGCAAATCCAACTGCAGCCCAGGCTGCTGTCGGAAGCACTGCACGAACCGATGGTACTGCAAGAGCTTTTACGGAAGTTTTAATGAAGGCAGTCCTGAAACTCTGTTTTGACTCAAGCGGCGACCAACCCACTGAAATCATTATGAGTTCTGCAAATAAACAATTAGCAAGCGCCTTCTCAGGGCGTGCATCCAGTACTCAGGTTGTAGCACTTCCTGGAGCAAAAGATGAAGTGAATGCTAACGTATCTCTCTATTCGGGAGATTTTGGCGTTTATGCAATCCAAGCAGATCGTTTCATAAGAGGCGAGAAGGATGTGCTAATCCTTAACCCAGAATATATAAAAATTTCTCAACTCAGAGCATTTGAGACTCAGGACATCGGGAGAACCGGAGATGCCCAGGGCAAATATATTATCTGGGAGGGTGGACTCCAGGTTGATAATGAACTTGCACATGGTCTGGTAGCAGATTGTGGTGGTTGATCATTAACCTAATTTAACCTTTAACTGCCCCTCCTCCGGGAGGGGTACAACCAACTTTTCGGGAGAGAAAGAATGGATAAATGTGCCAAAATTAACAACAAATTTAGGGACAGTTGATGGAGTCCATACTGCAATCCATACTGAGGATGGCGATGGAACTTTTCATGTCGTTAAAACTCAGGATATCCAACCTACCTTAGACTACAATAAATATCTCCGAGAACAACCTGTTGACCGTAAGGCAGATGACAGGCATATTGCAGACATCCCCCCAGTTATTGCTGCACAATTAATGAGAGATGGAATTCTTGGTGACTCAAAAGCAATCCTGAAGTGGCTGGATAAACCAGAAAATAAAGTATTTAAAACTGTTGATGAGAGACTCACCTGATGGCAATTACTACAAAAGGAGAATTGAATACTGCAGTAGCAAATTGGATGAACAGATCCGATCTAACTTCCAGGATTCCAGAATTTGTTTCTCTTGTAGAAGCATCTTTCAATCGTAATCTCAGGACAAGAGAGATGCTGGTTCGGAGCACTGCTTCAACATCAGGACAGTATGTAAGTTTACCAACTGATTACCTGGAGATGTTGAACATCGAACTGACTTCCACTTCTCCACCAAAACGACTGGTCTACATTACCTCAGACAGGTCTGATGACTATCGTGAAAGACAAAACAACAAAACTGGAATACCCGACTATTATACAATTGAAGGTACCTCAATCCAGTTATTGCCAACCCCAAGTGAAGCAGTAACTGTTCAATTAAATTACTATCAAGATATCCCTGCACTTTCAGGTCTGGCAGATTCTGGTGATAACTGGTTATTACTGGCACATCCAGATGTTTATCTTTATGGAACACTGATGCAAGCATCTCCATATGTGATGGACCCCCAGTCTGCAGGACAGTGGGGTGGATTATTGGACAGGGCAATGCAGGAACTTCAGTTATCAGATGAGAAGAGTAGGTACTCTGGTGGCACTTTAAATATGCGTCCTAAGTATGTTTACACATGAATGAAACCTGGACAGCAGAACCAATTGGTCCACAATTATATGGTTCAGGAATATTTGGCAGTTTTTATTATGGATCTGCAGAGTGGGCAGGTGAAACAACACCTTCTGCAACCTGGACTAACTTAACTGATGCATCATCAACTTGGATTGTTTATGACCAAACAAAAACTTGGGCAGGAGCAGTAGCGACTTGGACTTTTGCTTCTTCTCCAAATCATGGATTAGTACATGAACAACTTGTAACATTTAGCACTACTGGAGCATTTCCTACAGTAAATGGGTATAACAGTTCATCTAGTAATTATTATGGGCAAGCAATAACAGACGATAGGGAATTTTATATTATTCTTTCTTATAGTAGTGATCCAACTAATGAATTCCAAATAGCTGACAAAACCCAATGGGAAGCAAGTAGTATAGTATATGCTATTGATGGGGTTGGCACAGGGGTGCATAGTGTTCATAGTAAACCCCCTTACTCCGGGATTGTTGTAGAAACTACAGCAACCTGGTCAGCAGAGACTACAGATATAACAACATGGACAGAGGTATAATAAATGGCAAATACATTTACGGATAATTATAATTTTGTTAAATCAGAGGTAGGCGGCGATAATCAGACCTGGGGCCAGAATCTCCATGCGACACTGGTACTGGCGGACACTGCAATTTCAAAACTTCTGGAAGATCAAATAGTCTCAGGAGTAACTTCATCGGCTATTGATATAAGGAAAGATAATGCAACAAACACCATATCAACTGATTCCGATTCAAAATATTTTGAGTCAGTTGTAGTTGGAGATAAAATCAGGGTTTCATGTACTGGTGATGATGCCAATGCAGCAAATGGAACTGCTGCAGCACCTGTTATTCATACTGTTCAATCAAAAGCAACTGCAAATAGTATTACTGTAGTTGGAAATCTTATAAAGGATGTCACTTCTACAGTTACAATTGCAAAAGTTCTGGAACCAGTCCATATCAACAGTGGCCCAATTATATGTGCTCCACTTACAAGTTTAAGTGCAACAACTAGAGTAGCCGGGGGGGGTAGGTCAACCTGGAACAGATGGTACGGATGCACTTGTTGCAAATGGTGATGTAACACTTGGAGCAACTAATGCCAATACAGTTACATTCACTTCTAAAGTTGCATCAGATTTAATTCCAAATTCAGATGATAGGGATTTAGGAGCATCAGGTAGTAGTGCATGGAAAGATCTCCACATCAGTGGAACCGCTACACTAGGAACTGTTGCCATTTCTGCAGGAACTGTTGCAGGAGTTACAGTTACGAGTAGTGGAAGTGCAGCAGGTAGTGGTCACAAAACTGTTAATCTTGCAGTAACAGGACAATCAGGAAGTTATACAGACTTTAATATGGGATCAAATGGACAGGGGGCAAAAACAGTTTCGACTTCTGCACCTTCTACAACAACTGGTTATGCAAATGGTGATGTTTGGTACGAGATTCCATAAATGGGAAAGTCATTAAGGGTATTATCAGAAATCCAGAGTGGAGCAGTTGGAACACCCACCTGGGGGACTGTAAGGGCACCATACATAATGGATGGTGTAAGTTGGAAGACTGTCCATAAAGTCTGGATTATGCATGGAGGATCATGGAGCGAATCTCATAAAACTGCATATACAGAGTATGATCTTGGAACTGGTGGTGAGAGTGCAACAACTGCAAGTGGAACCTGGACAGTTCCACCGAATACTAGATATGCAAGAGTTACAATAATTGGGTATGGAGGTGGAGGTGGGACATCTAATAGGACTAATAGTTATCATGATAAATCTGCATCAGAGAATTCTGGGTCTCCACCCTGGAGTTCATCAGTCAGTACTGCAGACGGTGGTAATGGTGGTGCAGGAGGAAAAGTAACAGCAATATTAGAAGTAGAACCAGGAAATACGTACACATATAATGCTGCAACTTCTAGTGATGGAGAAGGTGGACTACAAGATGATTCTTTACCCAACCAGGATCAATTGCAGGGCAGTGGTGCTTATGGGAATTTACATTT